AAGTAATGGATCAATCAGTAATGAACGATGGATCAGTATCCTCAATACGAAATGGTTTAGTAGCAGACAAACCTTTATTTGGGTTTAGAATGTATGTAACTAATGCCATTGCAGTATCGAGTGGTGCGGCTTCATCAAAAACATTTGGATCAAGTGGTGGAAGTGAGTACGCTTTCCTTTATGGGCACCAAGGTGCAGTTGCTACGGCAAACCATATTGCGAAAACAGAACTTATTAGAGATCCTGATTCATTTTCAGACATCGTGAGAGGCTTACATGTTTTCGGAAGAAAAATTTTGAGAACAGAAGCAGCTTATTCAGGTGTTGTAACACTATAATTGGGAGGATAATAGATAGATTATGGCTACATATAATGTAACAGGTGTAGGTGGAACTACTGGACATCCGTCTAATGGTAGAACACCTTATCTGGTAGAAAATACAATTGACGTATCGGCAGTTAATGGCGATTCAGGAACAACATCAGGAGATATTTTATACGCTCTTGATATTCCTGCAGAAACTTTAATTATGGAAGCTGGAGTTGAAGTGCTAACAGCACTTACAAGTTCTGTAACTATGGACTTAGGTATCACAGGTGGAGATGTTGATATTTACGTAGATGGTGATACAAACGCTACAGGGTACGGAACCCTAACAGCTACAGCAAGACACATAGCTTCATCAGCGGATACTTTAGATATCTTAACTGGAGGTGCAAACTCATCTGCGGGTAAAGTCCGTGTTTGGGCAGTAATGTGTGATGTTTCAGGTATTGACGAATCAGATAACAATACAAGTACACAACACGATACAGACGTATCATAATAATATATAACTTAAGGGGGGTATTTATATCCCCCTTAATTAATACCCCTTATTAATTAGGAGAATAAAATGGCTATATATAATTTAACACAAAAAACAGTTGGTCGTAAAGGTAAATTAGTAAGTACGGGGCAAAAGATTACTTCTTTAGGAGGTGGGTTAAACCCATTAGCCTTGAAGAGGGTACAGAATTTAGAAGATAAAGTAAATTCGCAATCTGAAAAATTAGATCAGATTGTAAAATTACTGAATGACCTTTCAAAAGAAAAGTCAACTACTTGAAGTAATTCAAGAATACAAATCTGATAATTCTGCTTTAAAGGAGCAGATTATAGAATTGCAAAAGCAATTATCTAGTGCTGAATCTAGAATTAAACAATTATTAATTAAGTACGAACATTCTGTACATGATAATATTAACAAAGAGGAAGAATAATGGTATCGGAAGTATTTGATATGAAAAAATTTAATAAATTTAAAAAATTACATAAAACTGGTGGTAACATGAGAAAAAGTGGTTTAAATCTTAAGAAGAAAGAAATAGATTTATTTATGAGATTAATTAATAAACAAAATAAAAATTAATAAATAATGGCAACAACTTACTTAGTATTATCAAATAGAATTTTAAGAGAATTAAATGAAGTTGAATTAACTTCAACTACATTCTCTAGTAGTAGAGGTATTCAAACTGCTGTTAAAGATTTTGTTAATAAATCAATACATGATATATACAATGAAGGTGCTGAACTCCCCTTATTACATACAACAAAGACTCAAGCTCTTACTACGGGTGATGGAGAATATGATTTTCCATCAGATATGCGTAGAGTAGACTTCGAGTCTTTTTTTTTAAAACCAACAGAATTAATTACTAATGGAGAATTTACTTCTAATATAACTAGTTGGACTACAGGTGATGGCTCCCCAGCATATACTTCAAGTGGTAATGGTAGATTAAATTTAAATGACGCAGCAGCTTATCAAGCTATTAATACTACAGTAAATAAAACTTATAAATTACAAATAAGAGTTTTAAGTCCAAATAGCTCATCAAGTGCATTAATTATTAGAGTTGGTACATCAGCGGGTGGAACACAAAATTTAAATACAACAAAATCTGTAACTAATTTTAGAGAAGGTGATATATTAGATACTACATTTACAGCTACAGCACAAACATCTTATGTTTATGTAGAATCAGATGGTGTACAATTAGATGTAGATTATATAAGAGTTTCTAGAAATGATATATCACCTAGTAAATTAGCTAGTGCTACTTACGATAATTACTTACAATCATATAAACCTTCTGATGATCTTAATGCAAGTAGTGCATATGGTATACCCCTAAGGGTTATTAGAAAACCTGATTATAGTTCATTTATATTAAGTCCTATACCAGGTGAGGGTGAGTATACAGTAAGCTATGATTATTACACAACACATACAGATTTATCTGCACATGGTGATACTATGGGATTACCTGATAGGTTTTCTTCAATAATAGTAGATAGATCTAAATACTATGTTTATATGTTAAGATCAGATCCTCAACATGCACAATTAGCAGATAGAGATTATCAAAGAAAATTAAAATTATTAAAAGTAGATTATGGTACACACTCTGCAGATTATATGAGAACTGATGTAGTTACAGAAACTATTGCTACAAGTATAGGAAGATTAGTATCTTAGGAGGATAAATGGCAATTAGAATAGAAGAAAAAAATTATAGTAATGAAGTTGCAAAGAATAATAAAAATGAAAAATATAAACCAAAAGTACTAGATACTGCAGGTTTAGATAAAAGTAGAATTAAACAATTAATGTTATTAAAAGAAGAAGCCGAAAGTAGTCAAGACTTTGATAAAATTAAAGAAATTGATGCAGAACTTTTTCAAATGAAATCTTAGTAAATTATGGCGGGGACAGATACTTCACTAATAGCCCCATACACAGCAAGTTGTGGTGGTGGTTTAATACTTAATAAGGATGTATATAATATGCAACCTGGTGAAGCTCTACAATTAACTAATTTTGAGCCATCAGTAGAAGGTGGATACAGAAGAATCAATGGCACTACAAAATATAATTCTACAATAATACCTCAAGTATCTTCATCGGCTGAAAGAGTACAGATGACTGCAATATTTAATGGAATTATTGTTGTAGGAAGAGGTGGTACAGTTAGAACTGGAACAACTAGTGGATCTTGGACATCAAGAGCAACAAGTAAAGGATCAACTTATACTTATGATTTTGATAAATTTAATTATGATGGAACTAATAAAATTATAATTGCAACTGGAGAAGCTGCAGCATTTACTTTAAATACAAGTTATACTGAAGATATTATAAATGCAACAGGTGGTGGTACTGCACCTACTAATCCTAAATATGTTAAGTCATTTGCTAATCATATGTGGTATGGTGGAATGTCTGATTCTACACATAGTGTTATTTTTTCAGGATCATATACAGAAGATGATTTTGATACAGGTGGTGGTGAAATAAAAGTTGGTGATGTTGTAACAGGATTAAAAGTATTTAGGGATGAATTATTTATATTTTGCCAAAGAAAAATTTATAAAGTAACAGGAACAAGTTCTAGTAATTTTGCATTAGCTGAAGTTGCAAAGAACGTTGGTTCAATAGCACATCATTCTATTCAAGAGGTAAGTGGTGACTTATTATTCTTATCTGCAGATGGAATTAGAACAGTTGCTGGTACAGAAAGAATTGGTGACGTTGAACTAGGTACTGTATCAAAACAAATACAAGATAGAATTAATGATATTACATATACAAATGTTACTTCATTAGTTATTAGAGATAAATCCCAATATCGTTTATTCTATCCAACTGATGGGGCTGAAGATAGTTCCAAAGGTATTATTGCAGTAATTAAAATAAATCCTAATACAGGACAATTAGGATATGAATATGCAGATATAAAAGGATTAAAAGTTTCTTGTTGTGATTCTGATTATATAGATAATGTTGAAACTGTAGTTTCTGGTGGTTATGATGGTTATGTATATAAACAAGAATCAGGGAATGTTTGGACAAGAGCAAGTACAACAGATGCATTAGATTCAACTTATAGATCTCCAGATATGACAATGGGAGATCCTGGAATTAGAAAGTCAATGGAAAGAGTAAATTTAAACTGGAAACCTGAAGGTGAAGTTAGTGCTAGTTTATATTTACAATACAATTATAATGATCGAGAAACTCCTCAACCTAGTTTAATTAGTTTATCATCTTCTGGGAGTGGGGCATATTTCGGTACAGGAGCATATGGAACAGCAGTTTATGGTCAAGGGGATTTACCTATTACAAGAAATTCGGTAGAAGGATCGGGATTTGCTGTTGCAGTTAAAATAACAGATACTAGTACAAATCAACCTTGGGCAATACGAGGATTTCAACTAGAATTCGTACCAGGAGGACGAAGATAATATGGGAGCAACATACACAAGACAAAGTTCATCAGGCATTACAGACGGTGCAGTTATTGAAGCATCTGATCTTAATAATGAATTTGATCAACTCTTAGCCGCATTTGTAGCAGCATCTGGGCATACCCATGATGGTACAGCTGCAGAAGGTGGACCAGTAACAAAATTATTAGGTACAGCAATCACTATTGGTGATGCTACGGCAGGGACAGATATTTCCATGACCTTTGATGGTGAATCAAATGATGGTGTAATAACATGGATGGAAGATGAGGATTTATTTAAATTTTCAGATGCTATTAATGTTGGTGTAAATGATACAGGATATGATGTTAAGTTTTTTGGAGCAACTTCAGGAAGTTATTGGTTATGGGATGAATCAGCTGATGGAGTTACTCAAATTGGAACACTAACAGTTGGTGTTAATGATGCTGGACATGACGTAAAATTCTTCGGAGACACAGCAAGTGCTTACATGTTGTGGGACACTTCGGCAGATGATTTAATTTTAGCAGGTGGAGCTGGACTTGTTATACCTGATGCAGGAAATATTGGATCTGCTTCTGATAC